TCTTCCTAAGCTCATACCGCATGGCCTCCGTAAGGCGGTGTCTCATGGGCACGTAGATTATCTACGTTGGACGCTTTTGTGTACGAGTATTTACCGTATACTAAAGTATCCTGCTCCCTTGAAGACTTCCACCATTACGGATGGACCAACTGTTGACGTTTCAGCAGCCATGCAGGAACTGGGTATAGCAACTTTCGTCACGACATTTAGGGACCGACTTCGGAACCTAGAAAAGGACGGGAAGAGAGAGAACACGTTGAAGGGGTTAACCCTTGGGAAGCTCGGGTGGACGGATGTCCATTCGACTAACAAATCTGGTCCAAACGGACCAGCCCTGTTAACTTCTCATCTCGATGCGCTTAATTTAAGAGCGCATCCAGTCTTCAAGGCGTTTTGTGACTACTCTCGATCGGTGGCCTCACCTGAACTGATAGAACAGGTGGAGAGCTTAGCGAATCGAACTGCCCCCTTGTACACCGTTACTCGTCTGGCCGATGGCCTGGCGGGTATTGGTAAGCTTTCGACAAAAATCGAAGCAGCAGGAAAAGTTCGAGTGTTCGCGATTCCAGATTACTGGACGCAGACACTGCTAAGACCTCTTCATAAGGCGTTATTCACCGTGTTGCGAGAGCTGCCCACAGACTGTACTTTCGATCAAGTCGACGGGGTGGATCGTGCGGCAAATGCCGGATCGAGCCACTACTGGTCGTTTGATCTCAGCGCAGCCACTGATCGAGTACCTATAGAACTCCAAAAGGTAGTTCTTAAGGCCTTGATCGGTGGAACTTCAGAAACTGTCAACCTCGTGGTTGACAGCTGGGCTGAAATCCTGATTGGAAGGGACTACATTCTCGCAGAGGATGGAGGCGCGACGAAGAAGGGATATACCCCTCTTCGGTACGCAACTGGCCAGCCTATGGGAGCTTATAGCTCTTGGGCGGCGTTTGCCGTAACGCACCATTTCTGTGTACAGTTAGCAGCAAACCTAGTCCTCGGGGACCGCGTAGTTACGCAAGAGAATGGGTGGTATAACCACTACATGCTCTTGGGTGATGATGTTGTTCTCTGGGGGGATGAACCC